CAGTTCTACCGGGGCTCCGCTTTCCGTGTCCGGCACTCCGCCACACCAAGGCCGCCGTCCCTTGCCACCAGCCCCGCAGCCGTAACTTCACGGCCTTGCCCTTTAGGACGTCGCCTGCCAGCTCGGCCACCCACGCGCCGCGTGAAGACGGCCAGGACAAGATCCAGTTTCCGGGCCTGTGATCGACGATCAGGGCGCCTACCCAGCCGGATGATTTATCGGCACCCGCAGGGTCGCCGGGCGGCCCAGCACGACCTCCCGAGCCGGATCAGGCGGGGCCTTCGCCGAGGAGACAAGGCCGCCGCCTGCCCCACGGGGTGCTGTTCTTCACACGTTTCACACATATTCACGGATCTCCCTTGTCAAGCACTCGAACACGATGAGAACATCCTCTGGGCAAGTCGCCCGAGTGCGGACTTACGTTCATATGTAGTGCCCTGGGGGGGGGAAGCGTGGCCGGTGCTCCAGCTCGTCATCGCCGACGCCGCGTCATCGCCACCGCGGTCCCGGCGCTGTACGACACCGTGGTCATCGTCCCGGCCCGTAACGAGGAGGCGGGCATCCTGCTCGCCCTGGACTCCCTGGCCGGGCAGACCCACCGCCCCGACCTGATCCTGGTCGTGGTCAACAACTCCACCGACCGCACCGAGGACTACGCCCGCACGTTCGCCGCCCGGCCCGGCGCGCCCCGCACCGTCATCCTCAACGTGCCGCACAACCCCCACAAGAAGGCGGGCGCCCTCAACCACGGCATCCGGTGGCTCTGCGCCGCGGCCTCCGACGGCAGGCTCGTGACGACCGCGAGGTACCTGCTCGTCATGGACGCGGACACCAGCCTGCACCACCAATTCCTCGCCCGCGCCCGCCGCGTCATCCAGTCCGACCCGCGGCTCGGGGGCGTGAGCGCCACCTGCCTCGGCCGCACCGATCTGTGGAACAGCCCCTGGCAGCGCTATCTGACGGGCATGCAGATCATCGAATACGGCCGCTACTCCCGCTCTCGCTACCGGCGCGACATCCACAGCATGTCCGGTGCGGGCTCCTTCTACCGGGCCGAGGCGCTGCAGAGCGTGCTCCACTGGCGCGGCGAGGTCTTCTGGGAGGACCACGCCAATCTCGTCGAGGACTACGAGACCACGCTCGCCCTCAAGGAATCCGGCTGGAAGATTACCGCCAATCAGATGTGCGTCGCCTACACCGACCTCATGCCGACGCTGCGCGAACTCGTCCAGCAACGCGAGCGCTGGATGCGGGGCACCGTGGACACGCTGCGCCAGCGCGGCTGGACGCGGCACACCTGGTACTCCACCCTCACCATCTTGATGGGCTTCGTGGGCTTCGCCTACTCCATCGGATGGGGGTTGGTCTCGCTGGGCCTCATGGCCCAGCACGGATATCTCTTCGACCCGGCCTGGTTTGCGCTGATCGCGTTCTGGGCGGTGTACGCGGGGTTCAGGGTGCGGCATCTCGGCTGGAAGGCCGTCCTCGTCGAGTGCGCGCTCTTCCCCGAAGTGTTGTTCTCCATCGTCCGCAACTACTGGCTGCTGTCTTCGGTCGCCAAGTCCTATCTCACGCGGGTCTCCGCCTGGAAATGAAATGAGCAAGCCATGAAGTACACCTCTGGCATAGCCGGCGGCACCGTCGCGGGCGGCGCGACCCTGGCCTCCACCGGTGCGTCGAACACCGGCCAGCTGCTGCTGGCCGCCAGCATCGCCCTGGTCGCCGGCGCGGTGATGACCTGGGCCGCCTCCACCCGCCGACGCCGCTCCGACGTGCGCGTCGCGGGCGAGTAACCACAGGCGTCCGGGTGCCGGGGCGTCCCCGCCACGGCACCCGGACGCTGGGGCGCGCACCGCTGAAGTTCTCGGCCATCTTCGGCGTCTTTCGCGATGACCGGCCGTCGTCCTTCGAGCGGTGGCCGGAGTCCAAACTCGACGGCCTCGCCGTCGGCATCCGCCGCGACGTCGAGGACTGGGCTCGCGTGCTGCACAACGGCGGAACCCCGTCCCAAGCCCAGAACGCGACCGTTGGACTGTTCCCCTGAGCCCTCATCTCAAGCTGGCAAGTCCGTGGAGTGCGTGCGGGTGGTGGCGTCGGCGCCTCCTGGAGAACTGAGGGGGCGGGTGGTTCTTTGCCGATGCTCAGCCAGCCGCCTGCTGTTGTTCGGCGCCGGCGCGGGTGGTGGCGAGGCGGTAGGAGTCGGTGTCGCTCTCGCTCTCGCTGCTGAGCAACCTGTGCTCTCGTAACTCACGAACAAAGCCAGCCCTGTGAGGCTCAGGCGAAGACGGAGGATCTTCCTCGCCCAGGGGAAGACTCCTAGACGGGGGTGATGACAGCCAGGTGCCCCCGGCCCCGGCGATGCGCGCACACCGGTGAACAGGCGGCCCATTCGCCCCGTGCCGCACACGGTCCATGTCGTCGCTGCTGTCCGCCCTGGCCGCGATCCCGGCGACCAGCGCCATGGCCTTCGTCGCCGGGAACGCGCCCACTGTCTCGGCCGAGGCGGGCAGGTGCCTTAGGGTGGGCGGACGTAGGGCGCGGGGAACGCTTCCTACACCGAAGGACCTCGCGTGAGTGCTACCCCCGCCCGCATTCCCGAGTCGCTGGCCTCGCTCGCCGTGGCGATCGACGACCTCGCCCCCTACTTCCGCAACCCGCGCACCGGCGACGTCGACGCCATCGCCGAGTCGCTGCGCGTCAACGGCCAGTACAAGGCCATCGTCGTCAACCGCGGTACCCACACCGGCCGCCCCAACGAGATCCTGGCGGGTAACCACACCTGGGCTGCCGCCAAGCAGCTCGGCTGGGAGCAGATCGCCGCGACCTGGGTCGACGTCGGCGACGAGGACGCGGCTCGCATCGTCGTCGTCGACAACCGCACCTCGGACCTGGCCGGGTACGACAGCGAGCTGCTGGCCGACATCCTCGAAGAGCTGCCCGACCTGGACGGCACCGGCTACGACCAGGGCGCCCTGGACAAGCTGCTGGACCACCGGGCCCTGCCCACCGCGATCGACCTGCCCTCCGACGGGCAGGGCACTGGGGCGATGGCGAAGCTGGAGTACCTGCAGTGGGGCTACATGCAGTGGTCCACCATCCGCGTGCAGATCACGGCCGCCGAGGTGGAGACCCTGAACGCCATCTACGAGCGGTACGTCGCCGAGTCCCGCTCCGATCTCGGTTTCGGCTGGCACCTGCTGCAGCAGCCCCACGACGATATCGCCGCCGTGCCCGGCGACGGTGAGGCAGCCCAGATCAGCGGCCCCGACGACGGCGAGCCCGACGACGCCGGCGACGACGCCGCCGACGAGGACGACGACGCATGAGCAACGGACCCACCAGCAGCGCCCCCAACAGCAGCGGGCCCACCACCACCTTCCACGAGGCGTACCCGCTGAAAGACCTGCGCCCGGCCGACTACAACCCGCGTCACCTGTCCGACGAAGCCTTCGAGCGGCTCCAGAAGTCCATCGGCCGCCACGGCATCGTCAAGCCGGTCATCCTCAACGCCGACGGCACGCTGGTCGCAGGCCACCAGAGAACCAAGGCGATGACCGCGCTGGGGATGACGCACACCCCGGCGGTCATGCTCGGCCACAAGGTGCGCCTGACCGACGAAATCCAGTTCAACCTCCTGCACAACCGCGTCGAGACCGAGGCGTCGGTGGTGTACGCGCAGCCCGGCGAGATCGGCGCCTGGTCGTGGATCCCGTGGCAGACCATCGAGGTGGTCCAGTCCCGCAACAAGCCGTTCCAGCAGGCCATCTCCTTCATGACCGGCGGGCACGGCGCGTGGGGCTCCGTCGTCATCGACGACCAGGGGCAGATCGCGCTCAACGCCGAGTACGCGGTGGTCGCCGCGAAGAACCACTTCGACGTCCTCGCGTGGACCTGCGCATCCCTGGACGCGGCGCAGCTGGTCGCCGACCTCACCGGCGAGTACGGCGTGTACGACTGGACCGGCCTGGAGGACCAGGCGCCGGTCTACAACCAGCACATCGTGCAGCCCAAGCGGCTGCGCCAGTACACCTCGCTTCGCAAGGCCGGGAAGCTGGCCTACAAGTCGGAGGTGTGGGAGAAGCTGGCGCTGCCCCGGCTGCGCGAGCGCCCCGACATGCGGGTGGTGGACTTCGGCGCTGGCCACGGCGACTACGCCAAGAAGCTGCGCCCCGAGGGCTACCTGATCGACGACTACGAGCCCTACCGCACCACCCCGGGCAAGTACGCGGTGGACATCAGGGGCGTCGTCTCGATGGTCCGCACGATCGAGAAGCGGGTGGCCCAGCACGGCCTGTACGACATGGTGGTGCTCGACTCCGTCATCAACGCCACCACGTCGCTGGACTACCAGCACTGGGTGCTCACCGCCGTCAATGCGCTGTGCGCCGGCGACGGCACGGTGTGCATCGGCACCCGCAACCTCCTGGCCGAGCAGGCGTTTGAGCGGTCGCAGCATTCCACCAGCCGCGAATCCACCCGGCTGTCGTTCCTCGACCACGAGAACGTGGACATGCGGTTCATGCAGGGCAAGTGGATGCGGATTCGCTTCCACACCCCCGAGTCGCTGGCCGAACTGCTGGGCGCGTACTTCGGGGAAGTGACGGTCGCCGGCCGCTCCAACGCGACGCTGCGGGCCGTGTGCAAAAACCCCCTGCCGCTTTCCGACCTCGATTACGAGAAAGCCCTCGACGAGGAATTCAACATGCCCTACCCGAACGACTTCCGGCACGGGCGCCATAAGCAACTCGTGGAAAATTTGGTAAAATTGGTTAAAGAAAGGAATATCGCCCGCGCCTAATCCGCTCGGCTAATTCAAAGGGGAATGCACGTAATGCCACAGCCGCCCGTGAGGGTCGGTATCACTGCCGCCGCACCGTACCTGATCATGTGGCTGGCGGGGGTCCGCCACATCAATCTCGACAAGCACTGCCTGGAAACCTTCGGCGAGTCCGACCGCAACCCGCTCAACCCGAGGGCGCCCCACCAGAGGGTCACCCTGCGGGCGGAGCACCCGCCGCTGGCCTGGTACCTGTGCGCCCTGCCCCACCCCTGGGACTGGGTCGCCAACGCGCACCTGGCGTTCGAGTACGCCGAAGGCCACCAGTGGCAAGGCCCGGCCCTGGTGCCGGGCCTGCGCGTGACGCTGGAGAACGCCCGCCCCATCTTCGGATGGGGCGAGCACTCCATCCCCGCCAATGCGGCGCACCGCCAGCGGTACCTGTACCGCACCTGCCGCAACTGGCAGTTCGCGTGGTGGCTGCGCACCAACCGCGCCGCCCCCGACGCGCCACCACCCGGCCAGCTGCCGCCGCCCGACCCTGACGCACCCCAACAGCTGACCTTCATGTAGCCCCGCTCCGCACCTCGGCCCGGCGACCACACCAGGTCACCGGGCCGTGGTGCCATCATGTTTCGTGGCGTGGGGGCGCGCAGCAGCGAGAGGACCACGGCTGGTGGGACGCCCCGACAAGGCCGCGCGGGCCGCCATCGCGCAGCGGCGAGCGGACGCCATCGACCTACGCCTGGCCGGCGTGGACTGGCTCACCGTCGCCCGCAAACTCGCCGCCGACCCGCGCATCAACTCCGACCGCGTCGCCTACCCCCAGGGCTACGGCGTCGACCGGTACGCCAAGGGCCTGGAGCCGCCGGCTGATGACCAGCTCATCAACGCGGCCTGCAAGGACGTGCGCCAGGCCCTCAAGGAGCGCACCACCGAGGTGGACGAGAAAGCCGACGAGCTGCGCGCGGTGGAAAACCTGCGCCTGGACCGGCTGTTCTTCGTCGCCTACCGCCAGGCCGTCAAGGACGGCGACCTGCCCGCCATCGACCGGGCCCTTCGCATCATGGAGCGCCGCGCCCGCATGAACGGCCTCGACAAGCCGTCCAAGACCGAGCTCGTCACCCCCGCCGACAGTGGCAGCGACCTGACCACCGCGACCCTCGACGAACTCGAAGCCCTCATCGGCATCACCGAGGAGGCCGCACGTGGCTCCCAGTGACCGCGAGGCGGCGCTGCTCGCCCACTACCGCACGCAACCCCCCGACGTGCGCCGGGCCATGGCGGGGCGGGCGTCGCCGGAGCTGCGCGCCCACCTCGCCCGCGTCGAACGCGGCATCGCCATGGACGCCTCGCCTGGCGCGCTCGCCGCGGTGCTCACCGAACGCCGCGAGATGCAGGCCCGCCACCTTCACCTCATCGACCAGGCGTGGATCGACATGGCTGAGGGTCGCGCCGACCGCGTCATGATCACCATGCCGCCGCGTCACGGCAAGTCCCGCCGCGCCTCGCGCTGGGCGCCCCTGTGGTACCTGCGCCAGCACCCCGACCGCCGCGTCATGATCGCCTCGTACTCCGGTGACCTCGCCGAGGAGCACTCCCGCTGGATCCGCGACGCCATCGAAACCTGGGGCGACGACCTCGGCATCCGCCTCAACCCCTCCAGCCGGGCGGCGATGCGCTTCGACATCGCCGGCCACCAAGGCGGCCTCGTCGCAGCGGGCATCGGCGGCAGCCTCACCGGCAAGGGCGCCACCATCGCCCTCGTCGACGACCCGGTGCAGGACATGGCCTCCGCCGACTCCCCGAGCATGCGCCGCAAGACGTGGGAGTGGTGGCAGTCGGTGCTGCAGACCCGCCTGGAGCCCGACGGCGCGATCTGCGTCATCCAGACCCGCTGGAACGAAGACGACCTCGCCGGGCGCATCCTGGCCGACGCTCAGGCCAACGAGTGGCACGTCATCGACCTCCCGGCGCTCGCCGACTCGCCCGACGACCCCCTGGGCCGCAAGACAGGCGAGCCGCTGTGGCCCGAACGCTTCGACGCCGAGCACCACGCCACGACCCGCCGCCGCGTCGGCGAACGCGTGTGGGCCGCGCTGTACCAGCAGAAGCCGCGCCCTCCCGAGGGCGGTGTGTGGCAGCGCGCCTGGGTCACCGACAACCGCATCACCACGATCGAGTTCGGCGGCCTGGACATGGCCCGCGTCATCGTCGCCGTCGACCCCGCCGGCGGAGAGTCCGCAGTGGGCGACGAGACCGGCATCATCGGCGCTGCTCGCGGCTTCGACGGCCACCTGTACGTCCTCGAGGACCGTTCGGCTTCCATGGGCGCCAACGACTGGGGACTCGCCGCGTGCCGCCTCGCGCTCGCCCTGCGCGCCGACGCCATCGTGGTGGAGTCCAACTACGGCGGCGACATGGCCCGCCAAGTCCTCTCCCAAGCCTGGGAGCAGCTGCGCCGCGACGGCACCACCGCCGGACAGCTCATGCCCCGAGTCCTCGAAGTCACCGCCAAGATCGGCAAACGCCTGCGGGCGGAGCCCATCGCCCAGCTGTACGAGCAGGGCCTGATCCACCACGTCGGCACCCACGTGCGCCTGGAGGAGCAGATGGTGACGTGGGTTGTCGGCATGGACTCCCCCGACCGGATGGACGCCGCCGTCCACGGACTGACCGAACTCGCCGACCCCGAACAGCTCGCCGCGGTCGCCGGACACATCCACGACGACCGCCTCGGCGGACGCCGATAACAGCCCGGAAACGGCCCCATAAAGGGAAACGCCCCCCTGGTCGTATCGGCTGCTAGCCTCTGCGGCCATGAAGATCAGGGGGAAAGTCGCCGCCGTAGCACTAGTGTTGGGGGCCGCTGTCGCTGCCGCTGTCGTGCTCTGGCCCACGCCCGCAGCGCCGACGCATGAGCAGATCTCGGAGCAGATCAGGGCCTCCGCAGATGCCCGCGCGCAGGCCTCGCTGCTGGAGGGCCGCAAGGCGCAGCTGGCAATCCTGGAGACCGGCCAGACGCCCAGCGACGAGCTGTGCCAGGCCCTGTGGGACCGCAAGACGAAGGCCGAGCAGCAGGACCTGTGGTGGGCGAATTGGTTGACCGGCTGCTCAAGCGCCCCCTCCCCGTAGCGGCCCTGCGTATCCTGGTCGGCGCGGGCGCGGGGCTCGACGCCTGGAGGGGCTGTGCGTCTGCGTACGCTGGTCATCGACGCCTGGAGCTGGCTCAACTACAAGCCGGTGATGGCCGATCCGGATCGGCCCGCGCACAGCCGGGCCTTCCCGGAACTCGCCGGATCGTGGGTGCCCGCCGCCGACATGCGGCGCCTGGCCGCGTACAAGCTTCTTGCCGCGTACGACAACAACCAGGCCGGGCAGCTCGCCGCCGTCACCGGCGACCATCACTGCATGGAACGAGGCGAGTTGGGCGACGCCTCCAAGCTCATCGACACCACCTTGGGCTACCTGCTGGGCTCCGAGCAGTCCATCCTCCTGCCTGGCGCAGAGCACGCCGACGATGACAACTCGCCTGCGGGCGTGGCCAAGGCCGCCGCCATGCAGGAGCGGCTATGCGAGGGGGCCGACAAGGAGCTGCCGCTGCGTATCCAGCAGGCCGAGCGCAGCGCCGTCTGCTGCGGCGATGGCATCTACACCTTGGCGTGGGAGCCTGCCAAGGACACGCCCGCGGCGCCCACCTCGGAGCAGATCAAGGCCTCCGCGCAGGCCCGCCTGGACGCCTCCCTGCTGGAGGGCCGCAAGGTGCAGCAGGTGATCCTGCAGCAGGGGAAGACGCCCAGCGATGACCTGTGCCAGGCCGTGTGGGACCGCAAGACCCCCGCGGAACAGCACGGCCATGCTGACGCGCAGTGGATGCCCGGCTGCGCGGACAGCCCGCAGTAGATGGGGCCCGCGCGGAGCAGCACCGGGCGGGCCCGGCCTGGCTACGGCAGGTCTTCCAGGCGGGTCAGCAGCCCGGCCGCCGTCGCGACCGCCGCTACCGCGTCCGCCCGAGTCCAGGCAAAGTGCTCGGTGGTCCCCTCGTCGTCGTGCGGCGCTCCGCTGAACAGGGCGTAGGCGTTCTGGATGAGCATCGCCCACCGCTCCTCCTGCGTCCGTTCCTTGGCCTTCTTGTTCACTGCCTGGCTGTGGAGGGCTTCGGTGTTGCAGGCCGCGCGGACCGGGTCCAGAGCCGAGCGGGCCTTGCCGACTGCGCCCTCGAAGTCCCCGCTGCCGATCAGCGCCTTGGCCTCCCGCAGGCGCCGGGCAGCCAGCGCGCGGTCCTCGACGTCGGTGATCGGCACGAGGACATCAACGAACGCGCCAGCGTTGAGGCCGGCGAGAGCCTTCGCCCACTCCTCGTGCGAAATCCGGATGGTCAGCTGATGCTCGCGGGCAGGCCAGCCGTCGACGGCGCCGAGCTGCACCACGGTCAGGTCCGCGCGCAGTTCCAGCTCCCTGCCCTTGCGGGCCTTCTCCAGCCCCATGATCTGAGCGTCGGTCAACGTGACGTCGAGGGTCACGTCCCGACCCTGGGAGTCCGCTTGCAAGGGCCACTGGGACACCATCGAGCCGAGCCACCCGGCGTGCCCGAGATCGTTGGCCCACAGCTCGCCCGACAGCTGGAGCGCCCGCGGCGGAAGGAGCATGCCTGTTGCCCCGGCCTCGAAGATCAGCCTGAGGCGGTGGACACCCCATCCCGGTATGAGCTGCACCGCCGTCCGGGCGGGCTTGAGGGACAGCGTGTAGCCGCCGAAGTCGAACGCCATCAGGGCTCCTTGTGAGTCGTTCCAAGAGAGCCCTGATGGTGCCAGCCCACCGGCTGCCTACGCCAAGGCTTACTCCGGCCCCCAGCTGTCGACGGCACGCAGTGAGTCCGGGCCCCACACCACGGTGCGCACCATGCGCTCGACTCGCCGGGCTCGCGTAGCTCCACCTGGTAGCCGGTCAGGCCCGCGTCGCTGCGTCTGCTCAGGAGATGTGCGACAGCCCGTCCGGGACCTGGCCAGGGCCGCTGTCGGCGCAATCGCCCGTGCCAAGGTTGTTGGCGATACGGTACGCGGTCCGTAGGTCGGCGTTGAGTTGGTCGATGGCCTTGTTCGTGGTGGCGACCGCGCGCGCGTTGTTCGCCTCAGCCTTGGAAATGGCCGCGCTGGAACCGGTAAGCGCCGGAAGGCCCGCAGCGGTGAGGGCTGCTTCAGCTTCCTTCAGGGCAGCGATCTGGGTCCTGATGTCCTGGATCGCCTGCTGCTCCTGGTCGACGTCGTATGAAGCCGAGTTGAGGACGTCGTAGCCGACAACGTTCTCCGCGTCGTAGCCGACTACGTTCTCGACGTTGTAGCAGGAGTCGCCGTTTCCGCCCTTGGCGTCGACCCGCTCGTTGGCCAGGTCGTCGTCAGCCGTCTGCACGTCGTCACGGACGGCCTTCGCGTTGGTGAAGGACTCGTTGGTGCTCTGGATGCCCGAGAGCGCGTCTTGGGCATTGCTCTGGTCCGCTGCCAGTGCACTGGCTTGGGCGCTCGCCTGCGCTGTCGCCTGGTCTTGCTGCTGCGCCCCCTGCTCGGCGGTTGCGTCCTCAGTCCAGCCGCTCTGGAGCAGGGTGCTGCACAGGCTCTGCCCGTAGATCTGGCTGTTGTTGTCGCGGACGACGACGACTTCATTGTCCTTGCGCACCGCGCATACCACGGGCACGACCCCTTGCACGTCGCTGGCCTGGGTGGTCCAGAACTCCCCGCCGCTGGACAGGGACTTAGCGAGACGTGTGCACTCGTCCGCCGGGTTGGACACCCCGCTCACCTCGGCGCGCGCCGCATGCCCGTACAGGGAGACCACGCAGTCACCCCCGGCCGCAGCCTGCCCCCCGCCGGACGCAGACGGAGACGGCGTGGGGCTGGTGTGAGCGGCAGGAACGCCACCGGGTATGGGTGTTGACGCGCAGGCGGCCAGGAGCAGCGAGCTGGTAGCGAGCACGGCCGCAGCGGCAACGCCTGTTCTCATCGTGTCTCTCCTCGTCGATTTCTTGTGAACCCCGTGTGTGGGAGCTGTACTGTCCCAGACCCGTCGCTGTCGCCGCAGCGAAGTGCTGCATCCCTGGCCGCGTACCCTGGTGAGCGGCGTGGGGCCGACTGCCTGGAGGGGCTGTGCGTCTGCGCACGCTGGTCATCGACGCCTGGAGCTGGCTCAACTACAAGCCCGTCATGGCCGATCCGGATCGGCCCGCGAACAGCCGGGCCTTCCCGGAACTCGCCGGATCGTGGGTGCCTGCCGCCGACATGCGGCGCCTGGCCGCGTACAAGCTGCTCGCCGCGTACGACTCCAACCAGGCGGGGCAGCTCGCCGCCGTCACCGGCGATCACCACGGGCTGGAGCGCCGCGAGTTGGGCGACCCGTCCAAGCTCATCGACACCACCCTGGGGTATCTGCTGGGCGCGGAGCAGACCATCGTGGTGCCCGGCGCCGACCATGCCGGGAACGACAAGCCGTCCGGCGGCGCCGCACAGGCAGCCGACCTGCAGGAGCGGCTGCGCGCCTGGGCGGACAAGGAGCTGTGGCCGCTGCGGATCCAGCAGGCCGAACGCTGCGCGGTGCGCTGCGGCGACGGTGTGTTCACCCTGGCGTGGGAACCGGCCAAGCAGCGGGTGCTGCTGCGCACCTACGACCCGGGGTTCTACTTCCCGGAGTGGGACGACGGCGAGCAGGACAGTTCCGAATACCCGGCGCGGGTGCACTTCGCGTGGGAGCTGCCCGCCGACCCGGTACGCGGCCTGAAAGCCCGCGTGCGGCGCATCACCTACGAGCTGGGGCCGATCGGCGCGGCAACCCAGCCTGGCGTCACCGAGGACGGCCGCGCGATCCGCGAGCAGGTCGTGGGCGCCGAGGGCGACCCGGTGCTGACCGTCGGCGACACCCTCGATGCGGTGACCGGCGCGGTGCAGCGCACCTACCCGTGGGCGCCCGGCCGCCCGTCCACCACGACGTGCTACCTGTCGGACGCCGAATGGCTGCTGGAAGACCTCGGCGCCGCCCACGACCTGTACTCGCTGCCCCCCGACAAGGCCTCCTACCGGGTCCGCTCCGACGGGCAGGTCCTGCACCGCCTGGACCTGATGTGCGACTTCATCCCCGTGGTGCACGTCCCGAACACCATCCCCGACGGCGGCGAGCACTGGGGCAAGTCGTCGCTGGGCACCGTGCTGCAGCTCCTGGATGAGCTCGCCGCCACCGACACCGACAGCGCCTCCGCATCCGCGACGACCGGCACACCGATCGTGTCCCTCGCCGGCGCGCGACTGCCCATCGACCGCACCACCGGGCAGCCGCTGCCGGTGCGCGTTGAGGCCGGGACGGTGTGGCAGCTGTCCGACAGCGGGCGCATGGACGCCTTGGACACCTCGGCGCAGCTCGCCGAACTGCGCCAGCGCATCGACCACATGCTCACCCGGCTCGCCGCCAACACCCGCCTGACCACGGCCGGGCTCGGCAGCCTCGACCCCGCGTCGGTGCCGTCCGGGTACGCGCTGCAGCTGGCATTGGGCCCGCTGGATTCCCTGGTGGGCGCGATGCGCCTGGCCCGCGCCCACAAGTACCAGCTGCTGCTGCGCATGGTGCAGCGTCTGCATCAGGCCGGGCAGGTGTGGCCTGCCGGCGAGTCGCTGCCCGCACGCCTGGTGTGGGGTGCGCACACCCCCACCGACCGCACCACCGTTTTGGCCGACGTCGTTTCGGGCTACGGCGCGGGCGTGTTTTCCCTGGAGACCGCGGTGCGGATGCTGCAGGAAGCCGGGTATCCCATCGACGAGGTCGCCGGGGAGGTCGAGCGCATCCAGAAGCGGGCGTTCGACCAGGCCGCCCGCCTCGCGGACGCGACCGGCGACAACGCTGCGGTGCGCGACTACCTGGGCCTGCCCGAGGCCGATCTGGTGCCGACGGTGCCGCTCATCCCCACCCAGCCGGGCCAGCCTGCCTCGGACGCGGTGCCGACCAGCCCCGCACAGGCCACGCCGCTGCCGCCCGTCGCCACCGGGCGGGCAGGTGCGGGCGGGGTCGGCCCGAGCTGACCTGGCGCGAGGGCGCTGCTGTCGATGAAGGACAGTGTGATCCAGCTGCGGGCCGCCGCGGGCTGCAGCTCCATCCTCTCCGGATGGGCGCCGTCCTGGCTGTGGCACGTCGACCGGCCCCGACTGTTCGGCGTGTGGGCGCTAGGCCTCGGCGTCTTCTGCGTCACCCAACTGCCAGCGCTGCGCGGCGGGGTGACCCGGCTCGGCTCCGCCGCCATCGACGTCCGCGTCGCGCTGCTGCTCGTCTCGGCGGCGGCACTACTGCTGGGTCTCAGGAGGGCCCGCGGTCAGTAGCGGTCCTGCACGACACTCAGGGTGCCTCCCCGGCAGGGGAGGCGCCCTCCCGCATCTCCCGACTCTGCTCCTGCGTCGCTTCGGATGCCGATGCGGCGCCGTGTCCTATGCGGTGCCGGGACCGTCGAGGAAGCGAAGCAGCACGGCGGCCTCCGCGCGGAGCTGCGCGGCTCGGTCAGCGTGCGCGGGCGCAGTCAACTGCGCTGCAACCTCCAGTCGCTCGGCGGCCTCGGCGCGCACGACATCCACCACACTGCGCTCGCTCAGCTCACGCCGCGCTGCTTCGGTGGTGCCGACACCTACCGGCGACTGCTCAAGGGCCACGCCGCGGAGCTCAGCTTCGTCGACGGGCACCGCCTCAGCGTTGTCCAGCGCAGCAAGCGTTGTGCGCAGGGCACTCACCGCGGCCTTGTCACGGGCGCGCATCGCTTCCGGCAGTGCTTGACGCATACGAAGACGTAGAGACATGCCGGTGACCTTATGGCGGCGCCCCCGAACCCACAACGCGATATACGGCCATCCCCGCACTTATCGCCCACCGTTGTCTGGGCTACCCCGCCGGCTATGCCAGGCCCACACTGCCGCAGCCAACGCCGCTGCGAACGGGAGGAAGGCGACAGTGTCGAGCGTCAACACGACGCCATGCAGCCACCCCAAAAGCCCAAGGCCGTGAAGTTACGGCTGCGGGGCTGGTGGCAAGGGACGGCGGCCTTGGTGTGGCGGAGTGCCGGACACGGAAAGCGGAGCCCCGGTAGAACTG